TTTGTTAGAATGCTTAGTTCAAATCCAATATTGTATGGAACTGGCATAAAAACTTTTTTCAAGTTTCCGCCACTATCTAAAGTTTTAAATGTTTGAGTAATATTTGCCTTTCTTGTGGAATCATATTGAATAGAAGTCATCTCAAATGACATTCTAGGTAATGTCATCGCAATGGGTTTATTTAACTCTGGTTGTTGATCTATTCTTGCAAGAAACTTTTGAGTAGGTCCATATGCCAAAGGAACCCTTATGTCACTGATGCTAGTATCATTAGAATCTTGATGCCTAATGTGAATTTGATTGAATAGAGTACCAAAAGAAACAATAGTTTTTCTTATGATTTCGTGATAAAAATAAGTTCCTAACATCAGTAATTGCCAAATGGATTTGATTCTGAAAAATCTATAATGAGATCGGCTTCGCCCTCAATCTCATCATTTTGACTATATTTATCGTATAAATCCATTTGATTAAAATCGTCAACAGAATATAGTGCTCCAGACTTTGTTCCTATGATAGTTTCTCCTGGAATAAATCCACCAGTTGTCTCACCAATTCCGACAAAAGAAATCTTAAGCACATTAGTATCTTTATCCCATTGCTTAACTCTTGCTCTTGTTTGTGACTGAGATCCCCTAACAATTTCATTAAATTGATAGGTTCCAATACCAGTAAATATTGTTGGATTGGATACAACGACTGTTGGACTTGAAGTATACCCTATGCCAGGATTTGCAATGTTGATAGATCTAATATTATTATCTGTTCCTAGAGATGCAATACCTACTGCAGTTTGTCCAGTTCCAACAGATCCACTAATGGAAATAGTAGGAACTGTTGTATATCCAGATCCTCCATCAACCATATTGAATCTGATTATACCATTTTGTGTTGTTTCTATAGAACAAGTTGCTGCAGCACCTGTTCCACCTCCACCCAAAAATGTGATTGATGGTGCAACAGTATATCCAGATCCAGCATTTGTTAGATATAAGTCTTGTATTGCAAAAGATCTTCCTTTATAAGTTCCAATCGCAACAGCAACTGCGTTATCACCAATTTGTCCTGTTGGCGATGGTGTTATTGCAATTTTAGGCGGAGAACTGTAACTATATCCATCATTATTTAAAAATATTTTTCTAATATATCCGGATGCAATAGATGCTGAATATGTTGATGTTCTTCCAAGCGCAACTAGATTTAATGTTGAGATATAACCTTGATCCACTACCTGAGTATCAATTTCTTCTAGGGAAGTATCGATAACTTCATCTTCATATTCAAAGAGTTCACACTTAAGTTCATAAACATAATTTCTTCCAAGTTGATAAAATGGTTGCTCATGCTCAACGAATTTAACTTCAAAAAGTCTTTCACCTAAAGGAAAATAGATGAGATCACCTTCTCTTGGTCTGGATGATAGAACTATTTCACCTGTTCCCGTTCCATCATCTAAAGCACCCATAAATGGCGCTATAAAATCTTCAAATCTTTCTTTTGAAATAGTTAAAGTTAACTCATCTCTCAGACTCATTCCAAATTTTGTGAGGATATCTCCAGCACCAGAATATCCTTCGTAAGTATTTACATATGCTTCTATAGAATAATTGTCATCAAATTTTGAAGATTGAACTTCTTCTATTACTGTTTTTCTATTGACAAACTTTCTTGGAATATATGTTACTTCAACACCATAAATCTTCAACTGTTCATTGATTAAATCCTGAACAAGTCTTTGCTCCGATGATGATCCTTGAAGAAAAAAGGGATTAAGTGCCATTATCCAATAAAATCATATGGTGGAAGTTCGTGCTCTAATGCCATTATCTCTTTGAGTTTATCTAGTTCTCTTTCAGCATCTTCATATATTTCCCTACCATTGAGTTCAATTCCTCCTGGAAGTTTAACTCCTCTAAATTTAATTAAGTTTTGTCCCCACTGTTTTTTGATTAGGGAAGTTAAATATTTCTTTAAAAAACTATCATTATAAACTTTTGTGAAGTCATTTGGATTTAAGATTCTATAACAATCCAAAATAAGAAAGTTTCCTGCAGTCTGTGCTCCCCAATCAATATCCATATACAATCTATTCTGCCTCTTATTAAATCTTAGTTGCTTGTCTGTTGTCAATAAGAAATCAATATCCGATAGATATGATTTAACCATTGAATATTGTAAAAGTTCAACAGAGTTGAAGTAATACAAATCATTCAAAAATAACTGATATTTTATACTAAACATACCACCAGAAATAGAACTAGTATCAAATTTGAATACATTTTCAATACCAATAACAGAATCTGGAACTTGAATATAATTTGAAGCTTCTGTCCAACTTGATACTATATTGGTGGTTGAGGTTGCGGTTGTAGTTACGATACCAGGACCAACCGGTGCCTTAGAACTTGCCTTACCCCTATTAATGTCATCCTGAGTTATCTGGTGCTTAAGATACATTCTTTCAACGCCATCAAAATGGCGCTCCTGGAAGTATTGTAGGGCGTCATCAACCAAATCATCTATTTGGTCGTCATCAACGTTAATCTCCAATACAGGAGCACCCAGCCTTCTTAGACAGTAATCTATAAGTTGTTGTCTACTTGCTGGTTGTGCCATTTTCTTTTACTCAGATTCGTTATTGTTGGATTTTACTAGAGCATTATATTTTTCTTGTATTTCCAAGTTTTCTTCCAATAATGCATTTTTTTCTTCTGCAAAATCTTTAGTCAAAGTTTGTAATTTTGCTTCTAGTAAAATATTTTGATTTGATAACTGTGCTATTTTTTGATGATATAAATTGACCAATAAATTAACATCAACTTCACTATTATTTTGCATGAATTAGAATGTTCCCCCGTCTAATGTAGAAGTCCAAGTAGGTTTGTTAGTATATATGGTGGTAACTGTTGAGGGAGTTGCTCCAAGACTTACACTATTTTTTTGTACATTATAAGTATTTGTAAAGGTTCCCTCAACTCCAACTAAGGTAATAGTTGATGATGTTGCTGTTGTTTTTACCACACCATAAGCAGAACTGGTATCTTGAAGAATAAGATCACCTTGAGTTACTGAAACTGGACTTGCAAAAACTAAGTTAATTTCAGTAATAGCAGTTAATACCTGTTTAGATGTTAATGTTGTGGATGATGGATTATTTGTTGATGTTTGTAGTCCATTAGAATCAAAATATACAATACCATTAGTATTAAAATCACCAGTTTGGTAGTAAATACCTTTAACATCAAGATATCCTCTTGTTCCAGTTACATTTCCAGGAGATGTAATTGTGGAATCTGGAATGTAAGTCCATGATCTTGCTGTTGCAGCACTACCAACATTTGTACCATCAATATAACCAAAAAATCCAGTCTTATTGTTTGCTGTACCTACACCAGTATTATAATCAAAGGCAACACCACGATCAGTATTAGTATCAAATGCGTGTGTAATTGTTAATTGTGTAGTTGTAGTAATTCCAGCAGTTGTGGTTCCTTGAATTGTAATAATTTTTGTGGCACTATTATATGCTGTAATAGTTGTTATACCACTATTAGGTAATGATGCACTACCCTGAATGACATCTCCAGTATTGATACCAACTATTGAATCAATGGTAATTGTTGAAACGCCAGATGCCACTGGCGACATAACAGTTCTAGTGCTTGTTACATCACCAATAACAATTATTGGGTCATTAATTGATAAAACAGTTGAATTTACGGAAGTAGTTGTTCCGTCAACATGAAGATTGCCTTTAATAACAACTGTTCCATCGCCACTTAATCCATCGGGATATGGATCAATGTATAGAGTATCACCACTACCAGGTAATGTTGATATTACATTATTTTCAATTTTAATAGAATCAAATATTGATGTTCCACTAATGTTTATTGATCCACCAACATTTAAGTTTTTCTCAATTCCAACACCACCCTCAACTACAAGAGCACCATTGTCCTTATTGGTGGATTCGGTTATATCACCAATATTAATTGCTACTCCATCAGCAAATGCCCAATCAGCACCTTCAATTTCAAATCTATTATCGGTTGCTTCATCATATCTTAGTTTTACATCCTTATCATTACCAAAACTTAGATATGTGTCATCAATAATATTAATTTCACCAGTTCCATTTGGATCTAGAACAATATCACCATCAGTATTTTGTGATGAGAACGTATTTCCATCTAAACGTAAATTATCTACATTCCATTGATCAACTTTTCTGTTGCTATCTAGGACTGCAACAATTCCACCGTCCGAGTTTCTTGTATTCGTAACACCAGCAATAATACCAGGCTGGTGCTCCATCATGGAGGTGTAATAATAACCTCCAACTGGATTTGCGTTAGTGCCGTCATCACCAACAAAAATTCTATCTTTATATTGGTTACTTCCACCGTAACTACCTATACCAGTTACGTATGCTAATTCACCCCAATTTAGACTAGAAGGTTTATTAGTACCAGCAGATCTTTTGATCCTGATAATACTTGCCATTTTAGAAATTTCCTCCGTTGATGTCTAAATTCTGCGTAGCGCCTGGGGTTAATGTTAATGTAGCATCCCATTTTCTAGTCGCTGCATTATAAACAAGAACCATTCCATCCAACAGATTGGTTGCATTTACATCACTAAGTTCACTTAAAGACAGACCTTGAGCTCCCGCAAGTGAAGATATAACCTTTACAGCGTTTTGTTGCCCTATTCTGACCTTAATATCCGCCATTTATAAAAAATAGTGTCAGGATCTAAAATATATTTATACTCACGCAATTCCAATACTGGAAATAACCTCTTGCTGTTTTAGATACATTTTACAGTAAAGTTTGGCAAAGGTTCTTAACTCTCCAATATCTAAATCATCAATAAATCTAGAGTGCTTTTCATATTCAAATAGTTTGCCAATACTTTCAAGTTCAATCTCTTTTGGATCCATTTAGCATCTCCTGTAATAAAAATTTTATTTCTGCAATATCAGTTTTTATCTGATCTATTTCTTCACGTTGTTTTTTCTTTTCATTCTTTAATCTCATATATTGGGCATAACCTGCGGAGTCATTATTAATAATGGCTCCGCTTTTTTCATCCCTATAGAGATTTTTATGTCCTTCTACTGGAATCATAATATTATGCAAGTGCAATTGCTCTGAAATCTTTGAATCTCATTGGAGAAGATTCGCTAGAAGAGGTCATTACGACTTTAACAACAAATCCTGTAAATGGATCTAGATTTTGTGCAGTAAACTGATATTCTAAGAATTGATCTCTATTACTTGCATTAACAATCTTATCTGCTCTACCAGTATTTTTAGCAGCATCAATAACAAGATCACCATATCCATCACCATTGGTATCTCTCATATTATCATAACCTGGGAATAAAATATATGATTGTTCAACTTCACTAGAATCACCCTTAAAGAGTTTATATAAAACTCTGAAATCTGATTCTGGCAATCTACAGGCAGAAAGAAGAACTTTAAGTGAAGTTGCAGGTTGTTGCAAATCAATTCTATTGGTAATGTAAACGGCACTATGTGGGTCACCAGATTTCAACTTGCACCTACTATCGATAGTATAATCTGCAATTGGTCGATTTATTCTATTCCTACCCAAAATGAATGTAGTATTTTGCATATCAAGAACTGGAGAAAGATTGGAATCTTGAGATGAAAGACTAATTCTTAGAGTTAATGATTTATTGAGAGGTAATGTCGTCAATCTTGTAGTTTCATTTATTTGCGAGCAAACCATTCTTGGCGTGCTTAAGAAAGAAGTTTTATTTAATGTAACTGTCTCATATCCTTGATCAATGAATGAAACTTCGGATCCACCAGCACTAGTACCACTTACGGTTCTAATTTTTGAAGAAATTGTTGTTCCCTTTCCTGGTGTAATAATATTGAATCTAGGTTCTATATTACTAAATTGATGATTTTGTGAAATTTGAATCTTATTTCCACCTAATGCTTTTTCATCAGCAAAACTCAATTGCCCAGTTCCAGATGCTCTACTTCCCCTATCAATTTCCAAATAATATCTGTCTAGAGATTTTGCACTAACTAAAGTTGCATTCGATGGTAATGTGTGCGTAGTATTAATTCTAGTCAGTGAAACACCATTTGCTTGATAACTATATGCCACTGATCCAGATGGATGTGGGATAATATTTCCAGCACCATTAACACCTCTTGTTCCAATAGTTAAAACTCCACCAGAAATATTTGTATATTCAATAACCTCATTTTCTACTAAAACATAACCCCGAGCAGTTGAA